TTAAGTCCATAGACAGAAGCAATTACCCCAACAAAAATACTTTGATACCAAAATGGTAAATTTCCAAAGTGTACAAAGAATATCTCCATTTTCTCCATATGTACAGGATTATCTGACCATACAGACCATCCCAACATTACAATCGGGATCGACAATAAAATTAAAATAAATTCGTCTTTCCAATCTGATTGTCTAGCTTCTAGTAATTTTCCAGAATACTCTAATTCCCCAGTACTCATTTTCTGAGCATGTTTCATAGCAGCATCCGACATAAGCATTTTTGTCTGTTGCTTATTTTTGTAAATGTGTGAGCCTGCAGAAACGGCTAATTTAATTGCCGAAAACCACATATTAAAACCAGGTGGCTTTTACAGGTTTTCTTACAGCGCCTGTGCCTTTAACAGTTACCGTATCACCTTTAGCAATATAGTTTCTTCCTCTAATACTTGTTTCAGATCTAGGATCTAATTCCAAGTTTTGAGAAGCAATTTTAACTGCTGTAGATTTTTTGTAATTTTTCATATTTATCTCCTGTTATTTTATTATACTATCTTTTAGGACCTTTCAAGGTATTAACGTCTTTAGCTTTCATTTTATCTCCGTAAAGCTTAGTTCCAGTTGAAAGCATAGCTTTATCCATAGTTGTGTCCGCTCTTAAATGAGCTAGCTCTTCATTTTGATCTAATTTCTCTTCTTGCATAGTCTTAGCTTGCATCATTTTTAATCTATCTAAAGCGAGCCTAGCTTCGTCTTCTTTTGCTTTTCTCTCTTCTTCTCTTGCTTTAAGATCAACTTCTCTTTCTTTAAGCTTTAATAATGGATCATGATCGAATTGAGTCGTGATAGCTTTTTCTTCCTTCATAAACTCTTCAGTCATATCCGCAATCAACACAGCTTTTCTAGCTTCTATCACTTGAGAGATCTGAGTTAACTGTTGCTTGGCTTGTGGATTTTGTGCTGCAGCTTGTTGAAGTTGAGGCATCATTTGGAATTCTTGAGGGAACTCTAATTGAACTTGTTCTTGAGCCATTAAAGAAATGTGTTCTAAAATGTTTTTCTCTAACGATGCAGTTATACTTGGATTATTTCTAACAAAATTAGTTGCCATGAAATTTAAGTGAGCTGTAACGTGTGCTCTATGATCTTGACCAGGAAATGCTTGGAAAGGTTTTTGACCCATTGCATCTATGTGTTCAATCGCCGGATCTTTAGGTTGATTCGGTGGCGGCGGTGGTAAAATTCTATCTATATCTTTTATACCAATCGCTGCATACATAGATCTGTAGGCATTATACATATTATGCATTTGTGGATTCGTTTGAGCTAATTGTAATTGTGTTTGAGCTAATGTCACACGTTGTGACATAGAAAAAATATTTGGATCAGCAATAGGTAGAATATCTACTCTCTCATCAAAATCCATAGCTTTAATGTTTCTTGCAGCACCGGGAACATCATAAGGATATTCAGCGGGTAAGTATGTTGCAAAGACTGCTGCTAGTAATTTAAATTCTTGTTTTAATCCAACGTATAATCTTTTGTGGATTGCTGACATCACTCTTGAACCACGTTCTAAAAGAGCTACAGTTGTACCAACAGCGGCCTGTTGATTCCCATCACCAACCTGCATGTCAGCAATTGATGCGAACCTCTGTCCTGCTTGAACTACAATACCCATCAATTGTAATAACGTTTGTGATGGTTCTTTATAAGGCAGGAATACGAAAGCATCTTTTAAATTTCCACCTGGAGTGTCAACATCTTTAAATTCTCCTGGTTGAATAGCAGTAGCGTCATCTCTAACTCTAACACCTCTTTGTTTAAATCCAGCTGGTAAATTTGATAATGTACCTGCATCTAATAACTGACGGAGAGCCGAAGTTGCAGTACGGCTCAATCCGCCAATCATGTGTATTAATCCTAAACCATAAAATCCAAGCCCTGGCAGAAATTTAAAGTGGACGAAATATTGGATCTTAAGTTTCTTTGGATCATTGGGCGCAAAGTTTCGTCTAATAGACAAAACCTTCCTACTACCTTCTTCAATTGTAACGAGGTAAGGTAATTTTATTCCAGTTGGTTCTCCGTCTTCACCAACATCTTCAAAACCTTCTAAATCTAAATTAACGTGGCATTCTAGAATTGTGTATAAAGGGTCTGTTCTTTGTGACTTTTGAATTCCTTCAATTGCTCTCTCTTTTTCCTTCAGTTCATTTGTAATAGTATCTGTAGGTTTAGTAAGTTCAATATCAGAATAAAAGCCAGCATACATTTGTTTACGTAAATCATTTTCTGATATTTTAACAACATGAATAACTGCTTCAGCATCATTTAATGATGTAGCTGTATAAGGCACTACAAGATCATCTGCAGGAATAAATTTAGATACTGCTCTACCTAATAAATCATCATAGTAAACTTTTTTAAATGTTGAACCCGATAATGGAAGATAGAATAACATCTGATCAAATTCAGGTTCATATTCAGTCATCTGATCCATAATTTGGTAGTTCATGAAATTTTTAACACGTTGAGCTTGTTGTTCTTTTTGAGGAGAACTTATTCCCATTACTTGTGTTCTAACCGGGCCATCAGCCGGTAATAATTCTTTATAAGCTAAAGCTTGAAATTGTGTAACGGCTTCTGCAAGAACGGGGTGTGTTGCACCTGAAGCTCCAGCAAAAGGTTGAGTTCTATTTTCGTATTTGAATCCTAATAACTCTAACCCATTAATATAAGTTCTTTCCCATTCTGCACGTGATAATTTATATTCCATGTAATCACTTTGTAATTGATTACCAATTATGTTGGTGTCATCTTCTGGAAGTAATTCGTTTAAGTTTGCAAAGTGATCATCACCTGTATCAATATTTTTCTGAGACGGATCAAAGTCGACAGTTGCTCCACCATCTTCTTCCTCTGTAATTTCTACGGGTCCACCTGTCTCAACAACTTCGTCAGTTACAACTTCTTCCTGAATATCATTTTCAGGTAGATCTTGTGGACTGCCAACGTTCGGAAGAGATTTATCTATATCTGCCATATTTTTTCTCCTGTATTGGTTTATCTTGTTTTTTGTCTTTAAGCAACCCTTTAGGATCAGGTCCTTTTAAAGGTGGAATACTATCCCATTTAACATGTTTCATGTTTTTTACAAGTGTTGAATTATCTTTAGTCATAATACTTTTTCATTAAATCAGCTAATCCACCTTGGGCTAAATTAGATACTCCTCCTGCATCGGCGACTCTTTGGTTTTTTATATATTTATTAATTTGATTGTCGTCCATTCCCATTTCTTCACGAGTTATATTAGAATCTATTAGCATTTTATCAATTTGTTGTGAGGAATAAGTCGGTACAGCTTCATCCATTTCCTCATATCTTTTTTTCAATCTTTGTTTGTCAGCTGTAGCACTTTGTGGAATCATCATTCTTCTACCACGTTCTGCCATTGCATAATCTTCACCTTTTGCAAATTCTTTCTTAAGTTCAGCTTCCTTATCTATTTTTAATTTAGGACCTAAAGCCATATTAAAAATAGAATCAGCAAAAGCCGTTTTAAAAGGCACACCTTCATTTAAAGTTTTATTCGCAGCAATTCCGCCTTCAAGTACAAGTTCACCTAATATTGCACCAGGGCCTAATACTCCTTTTAAAAATTTTAAAGCTTTACCTGATTTTGTAAGAGCACGTAAATTTGCCCTATCTCCCGGCGACAGTTTACTCTGATCTCCTTTTAATTTTTCCACACCTCGTGTAACACACGCTACTAGATTTTGACCTTCACTAAATCCAATACGACCACCCATTGCTTTACCAGGGCAACCTATTGCTGCTAATTTTGTCATTTCAAATTTTGGAGCTTTGTTTACTAAATCTTGAATATCTGACGTTTTAACATCTCTAATTGGTACACCTTTTGATCCTGCAATAGACTTTTTATAATCTATTCCTACCGGTTCAGGAGTTAATCTAAAAACTGTTCCATACTCGTCGAAGACTGGAGTAAGTTTATTAAAACCAATTAATCCTTTATATTCTTTAGGTAAATCTTTTTTTATTGTTTTAAGTACACCATTTAACTGTTCATTTAAATCATCTAATCTTTTCAATGAGTTTTTTTTACTAAAATCTAATAGAGATGCTTCAGTAGTTAGTTTGTTTATTATTTTGTCATACTTAGACATTTTAGCATTCATCTTTTTACTAATGACCGCAAGATCTCCAGTATTAATATCTACATTTCCTGCAAGAGGTAGCATGTGGTGAACTTGATATCCTTTAGGGGGTGTAACCTTGTATTTTCTTCCTTCTTGTCTTGTTCTTGATTCGTTTCTTTTAGTGTTTCTAGCTGTTTGTTTTTCAGGATCGGCGGGGTCTTTTCCTTTTTTTTGAAATATAACATCAGGGTTTTGTGTATCAGTAAGTGTTAGTAATTTTTTACTACCTTTTTGTTTCATTTTATCCGTTGGTTCATAAAAATTTTTAGGAGTTATATATTCTGGATTAGCGTCTATGATAGCTTGAATTTCTTTTGTTGTTCTTGGAATATATTGATTTTTACCTTGAACATTTAAACTTGGTTTGCCTTTAAGGTCTCTACCTTGACCCATTGTATTTCCTTTTTGAAAACCCATACCTGTTTTAGCATCAGAGCCACCTTTAAACCCGATCCGTCCACCTTGAGCCATGTTCCGTGGTCCAAGGTCCTTGTTCATTGCTTCTCTTAGAACAGGGTTCTTGATTATCGGATCATTGGATCTTTCGATCACAAATTTCATTATTTCTTTTTCAGTCACTATTCTCCTAACATTCTGGCTAGTCCACCTGATGAATTTAGCTGTCGGTCTTTAGTTAATAAATTTTTCTGTATGTTTTCTAATTCTATTAATCCTTGTTCTGTTACTTTAGGGAAGCCTTTTTTTGATCCAACCTCTTTCAGGAGGGATTCTGACAGGGTTTCTGTAAAATCTTTGGCAGTTTTTCTATCCATACCTGTAGATACCATCTCTTTTATTATTTGATTTTTATAAGTTAATAAATTGTCATCCCCCTTTTTTATATTTCTTGCAGTATTAAGAAGTTGTTCAAGCACATATTGTCTATCTGTTTTTGTTTTTTTAATTAGATCTTTAACCATATCAGAACCCATGATTCCTGTATCTGAACTAAATTTAAAAGGTAGTGAAGGGTCGTTTAGAAATTTTTCAAATTGTTTAGGATTCACTCGTTTTAAAATATCTGCAGGGCTTCTACCGTGTGAACTACCTGTAGTCATACGCTTTAACAATTCTCTAGTTAAACCTTTTCCTGCTGTTAATCCGCCACCTAACCATAAACCCATTCTACCACCTTCTGCTTGTTTAGTTCTAGGTGATTTTTTAAATAATTCTATAATTTCGTCCACAGACATTCCTTTTTCTTGCATTTTTAAAGCTTCTCTCATAGTTTGTTTTACTTCTGCAATTCTTTGAGGGTTTTTATCAGTTAAAATGTTTCTAATCAATCTATCCTCAATTCCAGGAAATTCATCTCTTAATTTTTGTTCTGGAGACATATTTAAAGTTTGCATTTCATCTATTTTTTTCTTAGCCGCTTGAGCATTTTTAGTAAAATTTAATTCATCTAAATCAATCATACCTTGAGTGAGGTCCACATCATCTGTTTTTTTATAATTATCCATTTCAGTACCTAGATCAAATGTAGATAATTCTTCTACTTCATCTCTTGTCATTAATCTTTTATCACCACTGCCTTCCATATCTTCAAATTTCTTTTCTAAGAATCTTTTTCTAGCTTGAGACTGGTCACCAGGCTCTGGATCTAGTTTACCCATTTTATATTGATTATACATATCAGCTTCATAAGCTTTCTTTTCTTTTAAAATTCTTTGTGCATCACCATAAGTTCCATCAAAATTATATCCTTCTATATCAGAGCCGGATAGGTCATATTCTAAAAAGTCTTCATAATCTTCATCAGTCATTTGTTTTTTTAAATTAAGTCTATTATTAGCTTGTCTAAACATATCTCTATCTATTGTCTTCTTAGGTATTGGAAGTTTGTCTGCAGTTGTAAGTACATTTTTACCAGCCTTTTTATTAAGTAAAGAAATTAAACCTTGGACTACTTTTTTACCACCAGCATAACCCATTCTGCCACCTTCTGCTTTTCCTTTTCTAATAGCTTCAGGTATAGCTTCGCCTACTTCTTTAAATATGTCGTCTGGAACTCCAGATACTTCTTCTAAAATTTCACCTGTATTTCCTCTGTTGTTAGAAATATAAGAAGTAAATTCAGTATATTCATCTGTTGCCTTAATAGGTTTCTTATTTTTACCTATAATAGTTTCACCAGGAGTGTAACTCATAAAAACATCTTCTGAAGCTTGTTCATTGACAAATGCGTCATCACTTTGTCTACCTGTTCTTTGAATCTCTTGTCGTCCTGTTACTACATCTTCAGTTAATTCAAAATCTTTATATTTTGTAACTTTTTGTCTATCTGCTGTTGCCGCAGTTTCAGTTACATCATCACCCAATGCTTTAATTTTTGCTATTAGTTTAAGAAAGTGTGGAGGAGCTCCACCGGTTGCAGCTTCTTTTGCAACTTCAGTTACAACTTTTTTAGTTGCACCTTTTCCAAGTCCAAGTAGTCCTGTTTTAAATGCTGCACCGGCTGCGCCTAATCCTGCAAGAATTTTTAAGAATCCACGTCTTCCACCTGTTGCGTAAGATACTCTAGAGTTAGTATCATCTTCTCCTAATAAATAGTTTAGACCTGTTGATGTAGGTCCCCCTTCTGCAAAAGGCACACCATCTGTATCAAGATTCTTTAACATATCTGTTAATTCCTCAGCAGTTTCATCTCCTCTTAATCGGTCAAATTCTTTTCTATAAGCAATTTTTATTTCTTCTCTTAAATTTTCTATTGAACCAGGTGTTTTTCTTTCTGAATAATTACCAGGTGTTTTTTTGTAGTTAGGTAATGCATCATCCGGATCAAGAGGTTTATTTTTTAATCTCTCAACAGACTCTTTGTTTCCTTTATTTAATTTATTTAAAATTTGTTCATCTGTTTCTTTTGCTACATCTTTAAATTGTGCAGGAATTATATTTCCACCTCTGTCTTCGTATAATGCAGGATCTTTTTTTCCTATATTTTTCATTTGTCTTTCAAATAAATCTCCCAAACCTCTTGTTGTTTGAACTCCATTTATTATTTCTATTTCAGGAGGTTGAGGTCGTGCTTTAGTCCAATCTGTAATTCTTTCAGGGGGGAATGGGATAACTTCACCTTTGCCTACTTGTTGAGAGGCTTTAAATTTAAGCTGTAACATTTCTATAGCATTAGGCTCTCGCTTATTGGATTTAACAAATAGTTCAAATAATTCTTTAAATATTTTTTTCATTAATAATACTCTTTAATAACAGGTTGTTTAGGCTCGTCTAGGTAATCTTCAGGGTGGGTTATGAAACCTCCCTGCCTGAACCGCATAACAGCCATAGTCATAGAATCGACTAAGTCATCATGATCCCCGTGTGGAAATGCTGCACACTCTTCTACTACTTCTTCAGCAAACTTTCTATCTGGAGCCCAGATTAAACCTGCTTCAAATAATGGTGCACACGTATTTACACGTACGTGCTTATCATTACCACGACTTGGCGTAAAAGTCATCACCGGAATGTCCATTTGTCTCAATTCATGAGTTAAAGGTGTTCCAGATGCTTTTTGCTCAACAATAACCATATCAGGTTTCCAATAATTGTATTGATCCAACGCAACTCTTCGTAATTCTGGAAATTCATATCTTTCTTTTATAGAATCCATTAAAATTAAATTAGGTTTAGAGTCTGAATCTGGATAAAACACTCCCCAAGTAGTAATTGCACTATAATCGGCAGTTTCTTTTTTTAAAAACGCAGTATCATAGCTTTGAATTACATAATCAACATAAGGAAG